TTATCATAATTACCCCACCCAGTTATATACTGCTTGTTACCAGGCATCTCTTGAATTCTTTGTAATTCATCTTCTGAGATATCTGGAAATTGTTTTTTAAGTTCAGGTATTGTTATAGATTTAACTTCACCAACGTAATATATATCTTCAAAGTTTGGATCTTCTGTGTAAGAGTATATTAAATAAGCTGGATCTACATAATCTAATGTTATTCCATTGGCTTTATTAAAATTAGTTTTAGCAGCAGCTATTCCGCATACAACTAAATCTTCATTTAATCTTCTTTTAGTTAACTCCCATTTGTTGTTTGCTAATGTTGTTGATATAGCCTCTTCTTCAGCTATTTCTACAGACTGTTTATATGACAGCTGCATGTGCAACTCTAAATCTTCTTTTGTTTCAGGTAACTGATCCTTAGGCACGTTTGATGAAGACATGTTTATACCTAAGTCTTGTTGAGCTTTTTGGATCTGCTCAGCGGCAAACATATCTTTTGCAACGTTAGTTGCATATTGTGTTCTTTGTTTTACTGACTCAGGATCTTGTGAATAAGCTTTTATATCATACTCTTTACTAGAAATACCATTTACAACTATATCTACAAACTTAGCAAGTATTGGTACTGGCTTCCAATCAAGATTTAAATAACTTAAATCTCCATTAATAGATAATTCATCTTTGTATTTTTGAACGGACTGTTCTCCACGAGCATATAAACGAAGATGATGAAAGTTATTAAAACTAGTCAAGTATCTATTACCGTTAGTTCTACCCGCACCAAACCATTCTGTCTCAATAGCAGAAGCTACTTGCGAACCGTATTCAAACGTAGCTTTTTCTGCGTCTGGTACTACCTGACTTGGAAATGCGCTATTTGAGTTAGTGTATATTTTCATTTATTCAATTATTTTTGACATAAGACCGTTATTACTGTATTTTTTTATTCCTAGATCAAAAACTTTTTTCTCTAGACGTGCTACAGGTCTATACTTGTTTTTATTACAAGCCATTATTGCTAAACCAGAGCTTATAGAAGCATCATGTGTTGTTCTATTATTAATATTAAACTTGGCCCAATCCTCTAGTGTTCTTTGAAAATACATTTCCCCGTGTTCACCATTGTTTTTTATGCCAATAAAATCTTCAATATATGATTCAATTGCAGCAGCATGTGCTTGTTTTATATCTTCACTAGAGTTAGGTATTCCACCTATCTCTCTTTCTGTTACAGATAATTTAAGTTTATCTGGTCTGTTCATTGCGAAACCTCTATATCCTCTTCTTTTAAAATGATATAATAATCTAGGTTTATTATTCTCTGCAAGTATTGGCATGCTATAAAATATGCACGCCATTAATACATCTTCAAAAAATATTTCTGCAGTTTGAGGTCTAGCTACATATTCAAGAAAAAAGTGGTTAGCTGGTGCATCTTCCATACTAAACTTAGTTAAACCATGCAAAGCTCCGTTAGATCCTCTACCATCTACTGTTCCTGATATATCATAACTATCACAACCGAATGCACCCATGTGCTCGTTAGCTGGATATTTTAAACCTCTTTTTATTATAATTTTATTTTGTAAATGCGGTGATGGTATCCAAGATACATAAAATCTACCCTTATTATGAGGAACAAAAATAACTTTAGTATCTCTTATTCCATTTTCCCATTGAAAATTACCTTGAGTTACCAAGTTGCTATGTCTTAAATCTCCATTCCAATCTATTTGCTCATATATCTTAGTTAGATTAAATAAAGATTGCTTAGCTTCATCTCTAAAAGCGTGTTCCTCTGTTCTTGGAAACTGACGATAAAATTCATTTAAACCATCTTGATCTCCTTTTAATCCTTCAACTTCATTCTGCCAATACTCTATTACACCTTGTTTTATTTTCGTGCCATGCGGATCTGTAACTGCTTTCTGTGGTGTGTCGAAGACAGGTATTCCATAAGAATCAATGTATCCTTCGTAATTCCATTCCATAGGAATGAACAAAGAATATAGTCCTGAGCGAGTCTGTCCATTGGCGTTTCTTTTTGTAACATCTGAATCGTAGTATAATTTTTTAAAATTATCTCCTCCTTTATCTAAAGCGTTTGAGGTACTACCCATCATACACTTACCAATTACTCTACTACCTAATCTAAGGGTGGTTTTCGTAACCCTCCAGTTGTCGAGGATGTTGTTCGGCCTTTCCCACTTCCCCGATTCATCGTGGACGAGGAGTTTAAGTTTCTCCCCATCGTAGGCGTTATCACCCGTGTTCTTCCAGTCGATGGTCGTGTCCAAACCTTCAAGGGCTTCTTGCTTGGATCTATCCTTGGAATCGAGTCGTCTCCTGGTAAATTTCGAGGCCGGGACCCTGTAGGCAAGCTCGGTCTTTGGACGGTCCATTCCGTCCTGTATGGGTTTGAAGAAGAACGGATAATTAACAGAGATTGGTACCACCTTGTCAGTGAACATCTTCTTAGCATCTTGTCCAGATTTGGACAATACACCGAACCGTGAATCAGAGGATATTGTTGCAAGATTAACAATTTCAGCTGATGACATGAAAGAAAATCCAGATCGACGGTTCTTAAGGTAGCACATCCCATAGGATCTAATATCGGCCTTGCAAGCTTCCCAGAATATAAAGAATAATCTGTTTGATTCCCTAAAGTCTGGTTTCCCAACATCAATCTTGGACCACTGCAAGTACATGTAGTGAGTACCAGTAATATAAGTAGGAATGTCCTTATTAATGAACCAAAAACCTTTTTCTCTTTTATTAAACTCATCATTGATGTAATCATACCATTTTTCTTTAAATTCTATAGGATAATCCTCCCAGTCGAATATTGTTTTTATACTCTTAAATTCTACAGGTGGATCAACCTTGCTCCATTTTTTATTACCTAAATTAACAACTTTTTCTGGAGTAGATGGTAATGCTATTTTTAAGTTATCTATTTCATATACATCACCTATAGTACCATCTTTAGATATTATAACAATATCATGCTTTTCATTATAACCATACTCCCACTTCTTATACTTATTATTTCTTTTAAGAATTTTAGCGTTAATATAATTATCTAATATTTTATATAAACTTTGCTTATACATTTTTAGACCTTCCTTCAGCAAAACCTTTAAAAGCTTTTTCTTCTTTCACTTCTTTAGGTTTTTCATTTAATATATCTTTCTCTTCTTGAATTCTTGTTAATATTTCAAAAGCATCAAATATAGCTAGTTTTTTTGTTGCTGCTGCGTTTTTTAAACGATCTGCTGATATGTCATCACCAGAGTCTACAATAGGTTCTTTAGCTACCTTTATTAATTCATCAACCGCTATTTGCCCAGCTTGGATTATATTCAGTTTGGTTTTCTTTATCTCCATATTTAATTACAATATCATTTGATTTCATGCAGTACAATCTTTCATCATTGATAATGAAATCATACTCTCCATACGGGGTGTAACCAACAAGGTCTCCCTCGCTCACACCGGCAGCTTCTAACGAGCTATTACCTATTTTTAATATACCAATAAGCTTTTGCTCTTTATCTACGCTAAACTTGCGTTTTGATTTTAATGGTTTTATAAAGCATCTATTGTTTATAGATTTAAAATCATCGTCTTTTTTATTCTTATATAAATAAACTTGATCTAAAGAACAAAAATACAAATCCTCTTTAAACCAAGATCTGCTTTTTTTCTTTTTACCTTTTATATCGTAAAAAGTTCTAAACACATTATGATGTATAACTATTATATCGCCAACATTAATATGTGTTTTATAAGCTAGAGGAATTGAAACAACTACAGCTAAGTTATTTACAAACTTAAAACTTTCTATCTTGGTGTTTAAAATTAACTTTATGCCACCTATATTTATATCGTTAGAATATTCTTTTCCAAGAGGTCTAACTATAAAGTCGTATAATGAGTTCATTAATACTGTAAGTCGTACTCGATGGATATTGCCATGTTAGAATTAAATTTCTTCCACGGCAATATTTCATCATCTTTCTTTATATGAATATTATAAGAATTATCTTCAGTATCTTCTAATATATGTGATATAACGTGACCACCATACACTTGCTGACCTAAAGAATAATGCATTGCATCGTTCTTATAATCAGAGCCAATACTGATTTTTCTAATAATATTATTCACCTTTATCTTCCTGTGATTCTATTTCAGAATAAGTACCGTCTTCTAAATTAATATTAACTGGACCGTATTTCTCTTCTAAATCTTTTTTAACTTTATCTAGCTTTTCAATTTCTTCCTCAGCTAATTTAGATAAACTGCACTGTCTTAGTTGGTGAAAACCCATCTCTGTTAGAATCCCATTGTATTTAGAACTAACTTCTTTTATGTTCTTTAATTCTTCTTCTGTAATCTTTTTTACTTCTTTACTCATTTGATTTAATTTAATTGTTATTAATTTTACTTATTATTATTATTACCTATACTTTTGAATTTTTCCGCTCCTCGTGAACCAAAGTATGCAACGTACACTGTAACTAAAAGAGTTTGCAATAATGAAACCCATCCCTCAGCTACATGAAACTCTATTTTAAAACTATCTAGTAGTATAAGTATTACCATAGATACTGTTAAAAATATCAAAGACATTGGGCGTGTGTTCTTAGAAAGCCATGAATCAGATTTCATGTCACTTGCCCAACGCTTGGACACTTCTTGCATCTCTACTTGATCTTGTTCTAATAGTTTTAAAGCAGTTTCCTTGTCTTCAGGTTTGATAGTTTCGTCTTTTATTATTAAACCTTTAACAACGTTTAATAAGCCAGCGTCTGGCAATAAGTCACTTGCTACACCTAATATTCCTGGTGCAACACTACCTAAAAACTTACCTACTTTTGTTTCGGAAAACTTCTTTTTTGGCATTTTATTTTAATAATCTTTTTTAGCAGATCTTCTTAAGTCTCCTTTGTTACCACCATATTTTTGTCTCGACATTCCATCAGACGCAGACTTCATTGATTCTTTTTTATCTCCATCACCATCAATATCTATATAATCTGGTTTAGAACCTTCTCTTGACATTCCTTCTGATTTTTGTATACCTTTTAGTTTGTCAGCTGGTACAGCGTAAGAGTCTCCTTTCATGTAAGATTTTCTATACATACCTGAACCCTTAGTGCCATCTTTAGCTCCTTTCATTCCTTTTAAATGTTGAACAGAGTTATCTAATGGACTCACTGTGTCTGTGTTACTCATGATTCTTGAAATCATGTCTTTTCCGTGCTTAGCCCCTTTTCTACTTGGACCAAAGTTTTGTTTATATCCCATTGTAATTTTAATATTTGTTATAATTATCAGTTTTACTGTAAGCTTCTTTTTCCCAAGGTAAATTAGGATTGCCCTCTTTCATTTTAGATCGAGAGTATTTTTTTCCTTTCCAATAGACATTTTTACTATCGTAATCTAAATCACCTCTTTTTATTTGATCTATATGAACTTCTTCATGATCAATTATACTTTTAGTTTGTTCAGGATCTTTAGTAATGTCTTCTGAAATTAATATAGTTCCATTTTTATTACCCTTACCTAATATACCCTCTGGTAATTCTCTTTCATATACTGGAGTAGTAGATAAAGCAAACGGTGATTTCATTTTAAAAGCCATATTAATCTTTGTAAGGGAACATTTTGTTTAACGTTGTTTGTCTTTGTTTACAACCACAGGGAAGGTTAAGTCCGCTAGATACTTTATCTACAACGGACTTAATACCTGTTTTTTCTGTAAACTTAGCAACATCGTCGCCTAATCCCTTAGATTTCATAGTTATGCTATAACTAATGCAGTTATCTTAACGCCTGTACTGTTTTGTACAATTGACATGATACCACCTGGATTAGCTGTAATTGCTTTTTGAACAGCTTCAGCCCATTGTTTAGCTTTTCCAGTTGTAGTAAATAGAAAGCTTTTTCCGATACTGTTGTAAACTGTGAATTTGTTTGCGTCTCCAGTACCATTAGCTATACCTTGTGCTACTGATACAATCTCTCCTAATAATAAATCAGAAGTTACGTTAGTTACGTCTACGTCTGTAGCTTTAATTTTAATGTAATTTGCCATAATCTTTTTTTTTGTTAAATGTTAAATGTTAAATGTTAAATGTTTGTTTTGATTTTTCAGTTTACTCTGTTTATTATAAATCTGTATCAATTTCACTTTGATCAATAGATGGGTTGTCGGAAAAAGCTGTACCTAAAGAAGCAATACCTTCTGCTATTTTTTGAGACGGTGGGATTGGTAATTCATTTTGAACCGGTTGTTGTGGATCAAGAGATTCGCTTTCACCACCACCAAGTTCACCTTCTATTCTACCTAAAGCATCCATTACTTCACTGTGTTGTCTCAGTCTACTTCTACTACCTTTTCTTCCAACTAGTTTTCCGGCAGCTCCAAAAACTCCACCAAGAAAATTTGCAGGTGATTCGCTACCTGTTGAGTTATGACCATTGTAATTATAGCTACCATGAGCATCATCAAATAATGCTTCAGCGTGGCCTTTGTGACCTTCTTTCATTTGTTGCTTACCTCTTTTTACATCTTGTTCTTCCCATGAATTAACCATATGATGTTTAGAGTGTTTAGCGTTTCCGCTATATTTACCGTAATGTCCTTTTTGTTTGTATGCCATAATTTATTTTTTAAAACATTCCCCAACCTTTATAACCAGAGCTTTTTGGTTTACTTTCTTTAATATCGTATTTATCTGAACTAAAGAAATTATGAATTTTGTTTTTAGTTTTTTCTCTTTTTACAGTACGATCCATTTTTCTTTCGTTTCTTTTTTCTACTCGTACAGCTCTTTCAGATTGTCTTTTTTCAGTTCTATTTATTCTACCTTTTAATCTAGCTTCTTTAGCTTTATTACCTCCACCATCTTTTACTTTTTGTACTTTATTATTTAATCTACCTAACTTAGTAACACCGCCTTCACTATCTTTTTTTATACTAGTATCTTTACCACCACTTGATTTTCCAGTAGCACCATCAATAGTCATACCGCCAGTAGGTATATTAGATTCTTGGACATAAGCACTAGCATCTGTCGCTTTTCCTTGGTAATTTGAATATGCGTTATCAGCAGCCCCACCAATTTCAGCATCATAAGCGTCGTTAGTTATTCTTGAAATACCACACATAGATTTTGCTCTACCAGATTTTCTTAAAGGTCCAAAGTTTTGTTTATATGCCATAATTTTTTTTTAATCTAATTTATCTAATAATACTATGTCAATAGGAGGTGTTGGTGAAGAAGCAAAAACTTTAACCACTTGTAGATCAAGTATTTTACCAGCTGGAATATTATTTATAGTTGTTGTATTTCCTGAAACGTCTGTAATCTTAACATCACCTGTAGTTCCAAAGTATAAAGAGTAACCCTCGCTACCAGCTACATTACCTTTGTATATTTCATACACATCATTAGTTGCTATTGCAACGCCTGCTGTAGCTATCGTTATAGTTGTATCACTTACGATATTTTTAACTTGATAACATTTGCTCTGCGTTTTGTTATATATGATATCACCACTACTTATGTTATACCCTAAAGCATTTGTTTTAGCATTTGTGAACTCAGCAGATGAATCAACTAAAGTTGTAGTGTTAGAACCCGCTGCCGCTGATCCAGTTTTTAATAACCCAGGTTGAGGTAAATTATAATCGTCACTGGGTATAACGGTTAATGATGCGTTGTATGTACTCATTTTTTTTATTTTTTATGATTCTTCTTGAGCAAGTATCACAGGGCTTGTTCCTTTGTAAGAAATAGGCGCTTTTAATATTTGCATTCCAGTTATACCAGAACTTGAACCCATACCGTGAGCTCTACCTGTTTGATCTAGAGGTCCATCCCATATATGAGATTCACCTACTATACCTACGTGTTTTCCTGGCTTCAATTTTTCCATTGATGGATCGTATTTTAAATCGTGCATAATTTAGTTTTTATTTATTTCCTTGTTTATATCATTTATAGATGTAGTTAATACTTTATCCATATATGTTTTTCTTTTCATTATTTTATTTCTTCTAGTACTAGTTGGTATTTCTTCTTCTTGCAACATTATCCTGTAAATTCTACTAATTAATTGTTTACCTTTAACAGAAACCCTATATATATTATAAGTTTGATTAGTTCTATTTCTTTTTCTCCAAACAACTATCCAATTATCTTTTATTAATCTACTCCACCTTCTGTTATCCCAGCTATAAGAATAAACACCTTTTTTGAAATCTTTAATTGTAAATAAGTCAACACAGTCTAAGTATATCAACAACTCTAAATCAGCTTCATTTAAGTCGTTGTTTTTGGAAGCCCATTTGCGGATTATCCGGTAATGTTTAAGCAAGTTTATATCTTTTAAATCACTTGCTGATAGCTTTTTCATAAAACAACGACCACGTCTTGTAATTTTATTACGTGGTACGACTTATCTTTTAATTCTATTTTGTGACCTGAATGTCTGTCGTAAAATATAACATCACCAGTATTCAATCCCTCAACTTCATCACCTATACTAATTACATTGGCTTTTAAATACCTAATGTCATCTTTATGTGATTCAGCTAAAAGTAAACCACCTTTTGTTGAGGTAGTTCCTTCTTTTATTTTTTCTATTATTAAATTTCTACCCAGCGCTTTCATCTACTCTTACGTTATTGATTACACAATCGGTTGACATAATAGTTGTAGCTACAGAAGCCGCATTTATAAGGGCACTTTTAGTAACAAGAGAAGGGTCTATAATACCTTCTTTTACCATATTTACCATATTTCCTGTAACCACATCTAAACCATAACCTTCATTAGAAACTAAATAATCATCTTGTTCTTTAGTTAAAGACAAACCTGCATTACTTAGTATTTTATTAAAAGGAGCTTTTATAGCATTGTATAAACACTGCTGGCCTATTGATTTAGATTTTAAATTATTTGAAGCGTTTAATAAGGCGATTCCTCCACCTGGTACTATACCTTCTTTTATTGCGGCTTTAGTAGCGCAAATAGCGTCTTCGACTCTATCTGTTTTTTCTTTTAATTCAATATCAGAATTAGCACCAACTTTAACTATAGCTACTTTAGCTGACAATCTAGCTAATCTTCTTTCTAGATTTATAATTGTATGTGGTTTATTTTTCTGTTTTAATTCTTTTTTAATGCTTTTTATAATGTCTAGCACTTCGTCACTTAGATCATCTACTGTTATAATCGTTCTTTCATTGTCAGAAGAAGCTTTAACGCATTGACCTAAGTAATCTAAGTCTATAACGCTTAAGTCGTCTCCTAGGTCTTCATTTACAATCGTAGAATTTGTTAGCAAAGCTAAATCATCTAGTATTGTTTTTCTATTTAAACCATAAGAAGGAGGCTCAATAACATTAAGCTTTATATTACCCTTCATTTTATTCATCATAAGAGCTGATAACACTGGTGGTTCTATTTCAGCTATTAATAATAATGATTTATTATTTTTTATAACATGTTCTAAAACTGATTGTATTTGCCTTATTGAATCTACTTTTGATTCCATTATTAAAACAACTGGATTCTCTAATTCAGCGGTTTTCTTTTCTTTATTAGTTGTAAAGTTTGCGTGAGAATAACCTCTATTATATTCAACGCCTTCTAGTATTTCAACTTCCGTGTTACCTGATTCAGAGGCTTCCATTGTTACAACACCCGTTGTGCCAACCTCTCTAAAAGCATCAGCTATTAACTTACCTAACTCTTTATCGTTATTAGTTGATATAGTTGCTACATTATCTATCATGTCACCTGACACTTCAATACTGTTTTTATCTATATAACTTATAACGTCATTAACAGCTTCTAAGATGTTTTGTTTAGTTACTCTTATACTAGTATCTTTTTGTTTAGAACTATAAACCTCAGCTAATATAGCGTGCGCTAGTATTGTTGCTGTGGTAGTTCCGTCTCCAGCTTCTTTTACTGTTTTACGTGCTGCTTCTTTTAAAAGTGTAGCACCCATGTTGTGAATAGGATTTTTTAATATAATAGAATTAGCAACTGTAACACCATCTTTTGTTATTATAGGATCACCATTACTATCTTCCATTATCACACATTTACCGCTGGCCCCTAATGTGGAGCCAACAGCACTTGTGAGTTGTTCTATTCCTTTAAATACTTCAAACTTAGCCTTGTCACCAAAGCTTAAGTTTTTGACTATTTTGTCAGACATAATTTAATTTAATTTAATTGGATTGATTTTATTTAAAGGTCTTAACGACTTGTGGTCCGCGAATATAAGAAAGTTTTTTCTCATAATGGTTAATAGAAGCATCAATTGCTGATTCAGCACCTTCCATTGTTTCACGTCTCGTCACATCGATCCAAGAATCTTCTTCTTTAGGATCAAGGTATTCAGTTTGAAAAAATCCATTTGGTAGTTGAACAATCCTCCAGTTTTTTTTCTGAGTTATATGTTCCCATACTTTCTTGGTTTCATCTGTAACTTGTGGTTGACTATTCCACGAACTAGTCTGGTAATATAATGTCATTGGTTTTGGTTTTTAGTTAGACATTGGTTAATGCTCTTCCCGAGCAGGGTATATTTGTATTATCACTTGTTTTTAGTAATATTTACCTATTCTTCTCCTTCCTCGTCTACTGGTGGTACCGGTGGAGTAGGATTTTGCCATGTAAAATATAAGTCTTCGTTCACTGGTGTGATTTGAGATTGTATACTTGCAGCTATACTAGTTTGCATTGCAGGTACATCTAATGATCCTTCTAACCACCCAATAACTACATTTTCAAAAGCTTCTGTATTTTCGTAAGGTACAAAAGGATCTCCAGCCGTGTAAGTATAGCTTTGTGTTCCAATATTAGTTGATGAGTAAGTTTCTCCTCCAGATTCTTCAGAACCAGTGTATCTGTAATGTACCGTGTATATTACATTATCTTCACCTTCTGATTGAATGTGAGCATTCATTTGTGGGATATCCCATTTGTAAGTAATTGCCATTTTTTAATTTTAAAGATTTATTTATTTATTTATTTATTTATTTATTTATTTTACGGTGAACATATTCCAACCGATGTGCACACTCCGCTTACCACTCTGTAGTAACCTAATATATTACTACCACTTCCAACTGTATAAAATCCATTTGAAGTTGCTGTAGTCCCCGTGGAGTTATCGTAAACATTATCATTAACTTGAGGATTAAACCCTGATCCATCATGATATTTAGTTGCGTTAACAGTTTGTGAGCATATGAACTTTGCATCAGATTGTCCTGAACCAGAGCTAAATGATGTTAACGTTACGCAATCTTTATCATAACCGTACCAGTCTGAAAATTTATATGGATAAGCTATAGGCATAATTTATATTTTATGGGCAACTGCAGCTGGTTGCTGTTACTGCACCTGTTGTTGTATTTGTTGTAATCGCTGGGCAATCTGTGCAATTCGTGAACCAAGTTGTTCCTGATGGTCCCGCAATGAAAGCGCCACCACCGGTATACACTGCGCCACTTACGCTACTATATATAATAGTACCTACTGTCACAGCTGTTAAGGCTACTGTTGTGTATAATGTTGTTGTATTACCTCCACCGCTATAAATAGTAAAAGAATTATACGTACCTCTATCTGCTGGATTTGGTGTACAACTAGTGTTTACTGTTGGATAACTAACTGTTGACCCATGTGCGTCACCGCCATTCACCATGTCATACAAGGATATAGTACCCATACTTTGACTACCATTGTAATCTCCATGTTTTGCTTCTCTTGCCATCTTAAGCATCGATAACTGACCGCTAGTTGGTATTGCCATTACTTATTACAATTACAGTTATTTAACTTTAATTCCTCTATTTCAGCTTTTAATTCTTTTATAGCTTC